CTAACCGCGCAGACTATTCGGCATGCACAATATGGGGAGTGTTCTACCACCCAGACGATACGGGACGAGAACAGGCCAACATCATCTTGCTTAACGCTGTTAGAGATAGGGTAGAGTTCCCGGAACTGAAAAAAATGGTTTTGCGGCTGACCGAGCAGTGGGAGCCAGACAGTACGATCATTGAAAAGAAAGCCAGCGGGGCGCCGCTCATCTATGAACTAAGAGCCATGGGCATCCCCGTGCAGGAATTTACGCCAGTCAGGGGTAACGATAAGATCACTCGGCTAAATGCGGTGTCGGACCTGTTTGCCTCCGGGAGGGTGTGGGCGCCCAACACAAATTGGGCAGAAGAAGTGATGGATGAGGTAGCATCATTCCCATCTGGCGAACACGATGACTATGTAGATACCGTTTCGCTGGCACTGATGCGTTTTCGCAAAGGCGGATACATCAAAACCGACCTGGACGAAGACGAAGACGTAAAGTCATTTCGACGCAAGCCGGTTTATTACTAAGGATAAAACATGGCAATCGATAAAGCACTCTATCAGGACACTCCCATTGAGGACGTGGAACCGATTGAGATTGAGATTGAAGACCCCGAGTCGGTTGCCATCAAGGCGGGCGACATGGAAATCATTCTGGAACCCGAGCCGGAAACAGCGGAGGACTTTGACGCCAACTTGGCCGAGTACATGCCAGATGATGACTTGACAGAGTTGGCCACCGAACTGCTATCCGACTACCAGTCCGACGTAGACAGCAGGAAAGACTGGATACAAACGTATGTAGACGGCATCCAGCTGCTTGGCATGAAGCTCGAAGATCGAACGGAGCCATGGCCAGGTGCGTGCGGTGTGTATCACCCCCTTTTGGCGGAAGCACTGGTCAAGTTCCAGTCTGAAACCATTATGGAGACGTTTCCTGCCCAAGGTCCGGTTAAAACACAAGTCATCGGCAAGGAAGATAGTGAAACGCGAGACGCAGCCACGCGCGTCAAAGACGACATGAACTATCAACTGACCGAGCGGATGCCGGAGTACAGGCCGGAGCATGAACGGCTGTTGTGGGGCTTGGGTCTGGCGGGCAACGCATTCAAAAAGGTCTATTACGACCCGAGCATCGGACGGCAAACGGCGGTATTTGTTCCTGCCGAGGACATCGTAGTGCCCTATGGTGCTTCAAGCCTTGAGACTGCGGAGCGCGTGACCCATGTGATGCGCAAAACAGAGAACGAGATGAGGAAGCTGCAAGTAAGCGGCTTCTATCGGGACATTGATCTGGGTGATCCAACCGATACGTTTGACGACGTTGAGAAAAAGATTGCCGAGAGGATGGGGTTTCGAGCCAGCAGTGATGACCGATTCAAGATTCTTGAGATGCACGTCACCATTGACCTCAAAGGATATGAAGACAAGGATGAAGAAGGCAACCCAACGGGCATCGGCCTTCCATATGTCATTACCATTGAGAAGCACAGCACCAAAGTCCTGGCCATCAAGCGGAACTGGAACCCGGACGACGACCTAAAGCTCAAGCGCCAGCACTTTGTTCATTACGGCTACGTCCCCGGTTTTGGATTCTATTGTTTTGGCTTGATCCATCTCATCGGCGCGTATTCCAAGGCGGGCACCTCCCTTATTCGGCAGCTGGTGGATGCTGGCACACTTTCTAACCTGCCTGGCGGATTTAAGACCAAAGGGTTGAGGGTCAAAGGAGATGACACGCCTATCGCTCCGGCGGAGTTTAGGGACGTAGACGTCGCCAGCGGGACCATTAAAGACAACATCATGGCCTTGCCCTACAAAGAGCCAAGCCAGGTGTTGGCAGGTTTGATGGACAAGATCATTGATGAGGGCCGACGGTTTGCGTCTGCGGCAGACCTGAAGATCAGTGATATGTCAGCCCAATCCCCAGTAGGGACCACGCTGGCCATTCTGGAGCGCACGCTCAAGATCATGAGTGCGGTGCAAGCTCGCATTCATTATTCCATGCGGCAAGAGTTCCGGCTGCTCAAAGGGATCATCCGGGATTACACCCCGGAGGATTACAGTTACGAGCCGGAGGAGGGGAATCGCCGAGCGAAGAAATCCGACTACGACCGCGTAGACGTGATCCCGGTGTCTGATCCTAACGCGGCCACCATGAGCCAAAAGGTGGTGCAGTACCAAGCGGTGATGCAGCTCGCGCAATCGGCCCCGCAACTCTACGACTTGGCACAGCTCCACCGGCAAATGTTGGAAGTCCTGGGGATCAAGAACGCCCAGAAGTTGGTGAAGTTGGAAGAGGACAATCGCCCCAAGGATCCCATCACTGAAAACATGGATGTGGTTCGCATGAAGCCGCTCAAGGCGTTTGCGTACCAAGACCAACAAGCGCATATCGCCACGCACCAGGCGTTTATGCAAGATCCCATGACGGCCCAAATGATTGGCCAGAACCCGTTGGCCCAACAAATGATGGCCGCACTCCAAGCGCACATCGCCGAGCATTGGGCGTTCATGTACAGAAACATGATCGAACAACAGGTGGGCGCCGCCCTTCCGCCGCCAGACTCCGAGGAGCCACTCCCCGAAGAGTTTGAAGCCGCGCTCTCAAGGATGGTGGCACAGGCTGCACAACAGCTTCTGATGCAAAACCAAGCCAAGGCGCAGCAACAACAGGCGCAGCAACAAGCACAAGACCCGATCCTGCAAATGCAAGCGCAAGAGCTTCAGATCAAAGCCCAGGACGTTCAGCGCAAAGCACAGAAAGACCAGCAGGACGCCCAACTCAAAACGCAGCAGATCCAGATTGAGCAACAAAGAATCGCTTCACAAGAGCGTTCTGCCATGGCGGCCATCCAGTCCAAACAACAAATGGACATGGAGCGCCTTCAGTCCCAAGAGGAAATTGAAGGCATGAAGATTGGCGCACAGATCCAGAAGGACAAAGAGGAGCTGGCATCGAGGGAGGAAATAGAGGGCATGAAAATCGGGGCTAACATTGGGAGAGGTAAATGAGCATTGATTTACTCAAGCATCTATCAGGAAAGTTGCAAGAGGAGATCCGGGTGATTACCGATGACGTGGCGCTGGGAAAGGCCAAAGACTTTGGTGACTACAAGCACGCGGTAGGGATGTTGCGCGGGCTAATGATTGCTAACTCAGTTATTGCCGAAACGGCAGAAAGGTACGAGGAAATCGAATGAGCATCCTGATCGGCACAAACCCCGATGATCCAGGAACAGCAACGGTCTTGCCTGAAACCGCAGAACAAAAGGCAAAACAACTTCCAGATCCTTCTGGGTATCGCATCTTGTGCGCCATCCCAGAGATAGATGAAACATATGACAACGGCATTCTCAAAGCCGGCCTTACGGTGCAACACGAGGAGCTGCTCACCACCGTGCTGTTTGTCATCAAGCTAGGACCAGACTGCTACAAAGATCCAAGCCGTTTTCCAAGTGGCCCTTGGTGCAAGAAAGGGGACTTCATTCTAGTACGCCCCCACGCTGGCACCCGGCTCAAGATTCACGGCAGAGAGTTCCGCATCATTAACGATGATTCAGTCGAGGGTATCGTAGAAGACCCCCGCGGCATATCACGCAAATAGGAGAAGTGCATGTCTACCAAACCAAACCCGCAAGAGATCACCGTAGAGGTCGAGGGCGCTGAAACCGAGATTGAGGTTGCAGTCGAAGACGATACGCCAGAACCCGACCGTGGTAGAGAGCCGCTTCCCGAAGACATCGTTAAGGAACTCGAAGCCGACGAGCTAGAGGACTACTCGGAAAAGGTGAAGATTCGCCTGAAGCAGATGAAGAAGGTGTGGCATGACGAACGCCGCGCCAAAGAGGCCGCCGACAGAGAGAGGTCAGAGGCGATTACCTTGGCCCAGAAGCTGATGGAAGAAAACAAAAAGCTGAAGGCTAAATCGTCTCACTCCGAAGTGGCGCTTATTGCGTCGTTCAAAGAGGCCAGCGCACGGCAGCTCAAAGAAGCGCAGACCGCCTACAAGGATGCGTTTGAATCAGGTGATTCAGACCGTGTATTAGAGGCGCAACAGGCTTTGAATACGGCGCAGATGCGTGCAGCGCAGGCAGAAAAACTTAAGAACGTGCCTTTACAAAAGGAAGAAACTGAGGTAAATAACCAAAATCAGCAGCCGGAGCAGCAGCCGGTTATTCAGCGGGACACCAAAGCGGCAGCGTGGCAAGAGCGCAATGCCTGGTTTGGCAAAAACCGCCTGATGACGGCCATGGCGCTTGGGTTGCATGAGGAATTAGTGGAGCAGCATGGGCAAGCCTATGCAACGACGGACGAATATTATGACCGCATCGACAAGACCATGCGGCAGAAGTTCCCCGAAGAGTTCTCCACAAAAACGCAGACTGGGGGCGGCAAGCCCAGTCAAGGCGCAAGTAAGCCTGCCACCGTGGTTGCTCCGGCATCACGAAGCACAGCCCCCAAGAAGGTTGTGTTGAAGGAAAGTCAGGTGCGTTTAGCTAAACGGCTAGGGATTGCGCCTGAAGTTTACGCCCGTGAGTACCTGAAACTGGAGAACCTAAATGGCTGAAAATAGACTTGCACGCGAGATTCAGACCCGTAGCGAAGCCGAGCGCCCCAAATCGTGGCACCGCCCGGAAATCCTTCCCGAGCCGGACAAACAGCCGGGATACGCTTACAGGTGGATTAGGGTTACGACGAACGGCCAGGCGGATGCAAAAAACATCTCAGCCAAGTTCCGAGAGGGATGGGAGCCGGTGCGTCTTGAAGAACAACCCAAGTTCAAGCTGCTGTCAGACCCCAATAGTCGATTCAAAGACAACATTGAGGTTGCTGGTCTGTTGCTCTGCAAGATGCCAGAGGAGTTTGTGGGCCAGCGAACGGCGCACTACGCCAAAGTTACCCGCGACAACATGGACGCTGTGGACAACAATTTCATGCGGGCAAGCGATTCGAGGATGCCCCTCTTTCAAGAGAAAAAATCTTCAACATCGTTTGGCCAAGGTCGTTAATTTTAGGAGTCCTTCCAAATGGCTTACCCATCAGTTGATGCCCCTTACGGGCTGATTCCGATCAATTTGATCGGCGGTCAGGTGTTTGCCGGCGCGACTCGCCAGATCCCCATCAATTCCGGTTCGGCTACCAACATCTTCTTTGGTGATGTGGTCAAACTGGGCAGCGATGGCACTCTGTCGAAAGACGTTGGCACCGACGCCGCCACCCCGGTTGGTGTTTTCATGGGCTGCTCGTACACCGACGCCACTTTTGGCAAAGTGTTCCGGCAGTATTACCCTGCAAGCACCGTTGCTTCCGACATCATGGCTTATGTCGAGGATGATCCCAGCGCGCTGTTCAAGGTTGCTGTGGTATCGGCCACGACCGCTATTAGCTATGTGAACCGCACCTCTGTTGGCAACAACGCTGTGCTGGTTCAGAACAGCGGCAGCACCACCAACGGCAACTCCAAAGTCGCCGTCAGCTCCACCACTGCCACGACCAGCACTTTCCCGGTTCGTGTCATTGACGTGGTTCCCGAAACAGCGTTTGCTGGATTCCCAGGCTCTTACACTGAAGTCATCGTCAAGTGGAATGCCGGAATGCACCAGTACGACAACCCGACTGGCGTATAAGGAGTAGATCATGGCAATTTCACGCGCACAGCTACTCAAAGAGCTGCTTCCTGGCTTGAACGCTTTGTTTGGTATGGAGTACAAGACCTACGGCGAAGAGCACAAGGAAATCTTCGAGACTGAAACCTCCGAACGTTCGTTTGAAGAGGAAACCAAACTGTCTGGCTTCTCCGCCGCTCCGGTGAAGAACGAGGGCAGTGCGATTGCCTACGATAACGGCCAGGAGGCATGGACTGCACGCTACAACCACGAAACCATCGCGCTGGGTTTCAGCCTGACGGAAGAGGCCATTGAGGACAACCTCTATGACACTCTGTCGAGCCGTTACACCAAAGCCCTGGCCCGTGCTATGGCGTACACCAAGCAGACCAAAGCGGCTGCTGTTCTGAACAACGGCTTCTCTTCGTCTTACAAAGGCGGCGACGGAGTTGAGCTGTTCTCGACAGCACACCCGCTGGTGTCGGGCGGCACCAACTCCAACGAACCTTCGACCCCCGCAGATTTGAATGAAACCTCCCTTGAGGCGGCAGTTATTCAGATTGCGGCGTGGACGGATGAGCGTGGGCTGCTGATTGCTGCCAAACCCCGCAAGCTGGT